TTAGACTTCCGACGAGAGTCGGGAAACGGTTCCAGGAACGGTTTCGCTGACCTCCGCAAGATTCTCGACGGATTCTGGCCGCTTGGTTTGCGCCAGAATAAGCTGCGTCTGCACACGATCGGATTCGATGGCCGCAATCTGCCGTGAAAAGATGATGAACCAGCCCAGAAACATCATGCCGGCAAGAGCCTCGACGTTCGTCAACGTGTTACGCCCCGCCAACCACTGGAACCCGGCAAGAGCCCCGATCACGATAGCTAGGTCTGAAATCACATATACTACTTTTGAAAGCTGCGGGGCCAGCCAAGGCAGCGCGATCATCAGCACACTCATCAGGCAGGGAAGACCGCGGGCGAATACGTTGTGCAGAATCGGATGCGGCGTGTAACGGAACATGCCGATGCCGATGAAGGCGATGCCTGCGAGCGTCAGCATGGTCGATAGCAGAAGAATCCGCGCCTTGAAGTGTTTGGGAGCTTCTTTTTCATCGTTTGCAGACAGATACTGCATCTGCAGACGGTGCGTGGTGATGAGCTCCGAAATCGCGAAATAGCTGATGATGACGATGCAGACGCCGGCCAACATCAATGTCGAATTGAACATACGAGCAGCAAAAGTGGTTCGATCGCCCAATTGGGAGAAATTGTTGTTGTACCAGTATGGATCATCGGACGTCAATCCTGCGATGCTGACACCGGAAACCACGAAGAACGGCAGCAAGGATGCGATGGTCTTGGCATTCATGAGTTCCGCCTGTACGAACGTGACATAGCCTACGACCCCCGAGATCGCGGCGCAGAGCGCAGTCAGATAGCCTTTTAACGTGCGCAACCCCATCATGTTGCTGGCAATGGAAAGCAGCATGAACGCCGTGACGAAAATGGTCGACGCGTAGACCACGGACAAAGCGAGTATCTCGAAGATACGGCGAATAGGAATGGTCCAGCCATGTTTCAACGTCATCGACCTGGAGTTGCGCGCATACCCCAAGGTGAATGAGATGACTCCACATCCCGCGGTGATTCCGGCACACACGGTGAACAGGCGTTGGGTGACACGCCAGATGGCGGGAGCGAATTGCAGATATAGGTCCATGGCGATCCATGCAAGAGTGGCGCATGCCATGAAGGAAATGATGCCTGAAGCCTCGGCTTGCTGATGACGTCCCATGCGCGTTCCCTCCAGTATTTGCCATTCTAGCCTGTCGTTGTCCTACCATACGCTACAATGGAAACTCGTGTTCACCTGCCACGTGTGGGAGTGCATGAACGGGCTGTAGCGCAGTTTGGTAGCGCGTCTGCTTTGGGAGCAGAATGTCGCAGGTTCAAATCCTGTCAGCCCGACCGGAGCCCTTGGAAACATTAGGTTTTCAAGGGCTTATTTTTTCCGTCGAAAACAATCCGCATACAAATGCATACAAACGCCGCGGTACCTCCATGCCCGATTCACACGAGTTCGCGCTCGCGGAGGGCTCCGATCGCGTCGGCCACGTCGTCCAATCGTTCCGGCCAGAGCGCCGTGTAGGTGTTCAATGTGATGCTGGGAGAGGAGTGGCCGAGCTGCATCTGCAGGGTCTTCACGTCCGCGCCCTGGGCGATCGCGAAGCTCGCGTATGTGTGGCGCAGACTGTGTATGGTCACGCCCGCGTCCTCCATGCCGGCCGCTTTGACGGCCTTGTTCCATATCCTTGTCCGCCACGTGTTCGTCCAGACGTTACCGCCACGGGTGGCACGGAACAGCCAGTCGTCATCACCCATGCCATCCATCTGTGCCTTGATCTGCGGCATGAGGAACCGTGGTATCGCGATGTTGCGGGCCTTGCCGTTCTTCGGGGTGCCGAGCATGCTGCCGCCGTGCCCGTCGTCAGTCCATGTGCGGCCTATCCTGGCGCGCCGCCTGTCCGTGTCCACGTCACCGACCTTGAGGGCAAGCGATTCGCCTATGCGGCATCCCGTATAGGCCTGCCATCTGACCAGCAGACCGTCAACCGGCTTCCCGATCCTCTCCGCCTCGTCCGCGAGCAACTCGACCTCGCGGACCGAGAGGAACACCATGTCGTCATCGGAGACGATCTTCGGCACGGTGACCCTGTCCACAGGATTCTCACCGATCCACCCGTTCGAGACGGCGTAGTCAAAGATGCCCTTGAGGACGACTTTCATGATATTGCGGATGCTCCTCGCGCTCAGCGGCTTCGAATCACGCCCGTCCGGCAACGCGGCCGGATAACCACCGTCCATGAGCTGCCCGACCCACTCCTGCAGCATGTCAGGGCGCAGCTCCCGCAACGTCATGCCACCCCATTTGGGCAGGATGTACAGGCGCAGCTCCCTCGCATACCGGCCTGCGGTGCCGGGTTTCAGATCAACCTTCGACGCGAGCCATTCGCCGGCCACATCATCCAGGACACGAAGCTCCTGACGAGGATCGCGGTAACGTCCTCGCCTGATGTCGTCCTCCATGGCCGCGGCATATTCCTGCGCTTCGGCGAGCCTGGCGAACTGCTTCACCCTCTGCACACGTCTACCGTCCTTGACGATGGTCCAATGACAACGCCAGCGCATCCCGACTCCATAACGGCTTTTACGCCACTTCTCAGGCACATTGGCCTTCATCGGATCGCGTGAGTTAGCCAAAGAGCGTTTGGCCGCGCGACTCGGCGGATTGCCATCATCGTCATTCTTGAGCCACAGATCATCAATGGTCACTTTCATGGCGCTTCTTCCCACATGTTTTTCACCCCGGCGCTCGCGGTATGCGGGTGGCCGGGGTCATTTTTTATAAGGAATCCGAAGGGGTATAAGGCTCTATAAGCACGTATAAAGGCGTATAACTATTGCATGCACACGCCGGAATCATGAAGCAGCTGCCGGTAGTCCATCAGCACCTGCACCGTCACGCCCAATTCGACCGCCATCGGCCACGCCTCGCCCCCGTAGATCTCCTCGGCTATGCCGTAATCCACCGGACTGATCAACGCCAGCGCGGTCTCCCTGCGGCAACGGCGCTCGCATTTGATTCCGTATTGGCTGCCACAGCCGGGGTCGTGGTGTCTGGCATGGATGAGCTCGTGGCACAAGGTGCAGCGGCGTTGGAATCCGGCCAGCCGTTCGTCGATGATGATGAGGCGGAGCGGATCGTAGTAGAGTCCGCACCTGTCTCCGGCCAGCCGGCGTTCCTCCACTCGCACGCCCAGTGTCTTCGACCAGGACGTCAATGTGGCGTCGTTCACTGCTTGGCGGTCTTCACCACTGTGGTGGTGCCCATCGCGGTGGTCTCCCAGCTGACGCCGTCCGCCTTGGTGTAGGTGAAGTCCTTGGTGGCGTCCTGCGAGCCGAGCAGGGACGCCTGCATCGCCGCGGTGTCTCCCTGGCTCGTCCATTTCCAGTCGCCGGCCTTGTCGGGTGCGCTGTAGGAGCCCTTCCAGTACAGGCTCTTCGTATCGCCGTTGTCGCTGACCCACTGGACGGTGATCGTGTCGGCCGTTATCTCGGCTTCCATCCAGGAATCCGTGCTGCCGGAGTTGGTCTGCTTCCATGTGCCGGTCAGATCCGCAGGCTGTTCTACCGGCTTCTTCTCTGCCGGCTTCTTCGTCGTCTGCGATTGGCTCGTGCTGCCGGCGTCGGCGGTTTTGGCGTCACTGGCGTTGCCGCATGCGCCAAGCCCGAGAATGAGCAGACCGGCGACGGCCGTTGCGATTGTCTTCCTGTACATGGTTTCCTTCTTTCCCTAGTTGATTTGCATCAAAAAAATCTAGTCTCTTGGCGTCTCCGCCTCAAGCATCTTGTTCGGATCGTCATTGGCGGCAGTGACGTAATCCTCCGGATGCGCGGCGATGCGATCCACCAGGTCATCGGTGATCTTTTGGCGCTCGCGGGCCTCGTAGGCGCGGGCGGCCTCGCTGGAGATTGACCCACAGGCTGCCGCGACCAGTGAAAGAGCGTCCGGAAGCCCAAAGAGTGGAGCGAGTCTGTCTAACTCGCTAATTGCCCAACTTCTTTTACCGAGTACTCGGTCGCTGACATAACCTTTTGATCGTCCTTCAAGAGCCTTGGAGAGGTCGGCCTGGGTAATGTCATTGGCTTCCATTGCTTGGCTGATATATTTGCAAATCACCAGATCGGTGCGTGTTGTGCTGCTATCCATAGCGATGACTGTATTCGAATTTTCGGGAAGTTACATCTTTACACCGTTCGGCGTGTCGAATTTGCCATACCGAATATTCGGGAGTACATTGAAAGCATGCTCACCGAATATCCGGTAAACGTCGAACAAAGTCCCGAATATTCGGGGAATGGAGGTGATGTGACAAGCAATGAATACGTGACACAGGCAATAAAAGTCAGGATGGCTCGACTTGGAATCACTCAATCCGACGTCGCCGACGCAGTTGGAATCAATCGGGTCGTCATGAATCGATACATGCGCAATCAACGGGAATGGCCGATTCGCGTTCTCGACAAGATTGCTCCGGCATTGAAATGGCAAGACGGTCTTGACATCTTCATTGCAGCAAATTCAGAAGAAAAAGAACCGCAATCGGCGCTCGCCAAATCATGAATCGAAAGGAGAATCCGAAATGAGCATCAACATTCCGGCCGAGACACCGGATGAATCCACGAACCCGATTTCCGTTGAGGAGTTCGAACGCCTGCACCCGGCGATGCTGGGCGCGATAAGAAAAGCCGTCCGCGAGGAACCAGCTCGAACGGTTATCGGAACAGTGGGCGACGACAGGAGGAGCCACCTGTCCAGCCTTGACCTGCGAGGAATCGGCATCGAGGTCGGACGGCAGTTGTCGGCCCGCGACATGACGACTGAAGTCATGGGCTCGATTCTCGAGCGCATCAATCAGGCCGCGGACCGACTAAGCACGGAGATACAGGAACTCCGTTCAGAACTTATCCGAGAGCACGTCGAGACAGTAGGCGGCGGATGCCATGGAAGCATCCATCGAATCGAATCCCTTGGCGAGGAGGGAAAGCCCTTGGCACAGGGCTCTCATCCTCTCGTCGGGATCGGACGTTTCAGCGGCCTTCCCGAACACGGCGCTCGCCTTCGCGAAATCGGATCCATTGCTCATATTCTCACCTCCCTTCTTTGCGTGGGTCTGCTCATTCTCCCACTCGGCAGGAAGGGCCTCAAACGAAACACGTCGGAAAAGCAATCAGCGCTTACCAACGCATGAAAGGAGCGGGCGCGTGATGGATGACAAAGAGGTGTTCGCCGCATTGGCGGCGGCGTTGAAGCCGATGAACACAACGAAGGACATCGCGGACAACTGCGGCATCAAGGAAGGCACCCTGGCGTACTGGCGTAGCGCGGGCATCGGCCCGAAGTTCGTGAAGGTGGGACGAATCGTCATGTATCCGAAGGAGCAGATGATCGCCTATTTCGCGCAACACCTGTACCAGTGCACGGCCGAATACGAGGAAGAGGTGGGTGCGTGAGCGTGATGACCGACAACGACTGGCGTACCGATACCACGTGGCCTGACCCATGGGAAGAAAAGGAGGACAAATGAACGACATCCGCAAGGCCTGCGTCGAAGCGATATTCAGGGAATTTGAGGACGAGGGCGACGCCATCCGTCCGGCCTATGCCGACGGGTGGAGCGACATCGAAGCAAGGCGTTCGCTTGGTCACATCGTCGGATACGTCGACCTCGACGTGGCCGACCTCGTGGACATCGTCATCGACACCATCAACAAGGAGCTGTGATGGAATCAATGCCTCTGGCTGTTGGTCAGGCACTGCTCGACTTCGTCGTTGCGTCTGGCGCCGAGCTCCGTAGTGTAAGCGACGTGGACCGTCACACGACAGGATCCACATCCGATGAACGCGAAGCCGGGTTGGGAGTTCAGACGGTCGATACCGGCCTGGTCTTCGAATATCTGCTTGGAGAAGAACTCGCTTTCGAGCGCGACCTCTCCGAACGGCGCAACCTCGTCGACGTGCCGTTGCGCAACGGTCTGGTCTTTGAAACGGACGAACACGGACACGTCTCGTGCCATGTCGGGGCAATCGTTGACAAGGAAGACGGTCGAGGTTTCTCCATCGTATTCGACCCGCCACTTGTGGACCGTCTGGTCGGCGGTGACGGACAACGCCCGCTGGCTGATCGAGTTCGCGTCTGCAGCTATCTCGTTCGCCTTTCCTGCAAGGCGGTTGGCCTGCTCGGCGGCACGCTTCGATTCGACGGCGATCCGGTTGGCTTCCTCAGCCGAGCCGTTCGCCTGCTCCGAGAGCTTGTTGCCATGGCGCGCCTGGAACAAGGCGACACATCCGGAGACACCGCCAACCAATCCCGTGACGGCGCCAACGACGCCGGTGACCACATTGATGTCCATTCCACCGATTCTACGGACGGAGGCGAACGATGAAGGTTCTTATCCGTGTCATCCTGCATCAGCTGCTGTTCGCGGTGTGGTTGCTGGCCATGTGGGTGCTGTACTGCACGCCGGCCTGCACTCACCCGATCGAACACCTCATCGCCGTGCCGTTCGCGGTGCTCATCCCCGCGGCTGTCATCATGCGTCGCCTGTGCTCCGACCCCCGCTTCGCGCGCTGGCTGGACGAGCAACGGCAGTGAAGGACTTGGGCGGCTCCTCACACATTGCGGCATGGACGTGGTTCGTCATGCGCGTCCATGCCGGAACCGCCCGCGCGTCAAGGAAAAGACGTTAAAACCAGCCGGACGGGTCATCTTCTCTCTTCTCCTCCCGTCCGGCCTTTCGCCGGGGCCCGCGACAGGATGCGGGCGCCATGGATCGGCGTGTTGAGGTCACGTCGGCGGATGGATGCGCGGTTCGAATCCGCGCCCCGGCACGACATCAATCCAAAGGAGGCAAACGTTGCCAAGCAAAACACCAAGCAGGCCGGAAGGCGAGAAGTGGTTCGAATGGCCGCTCACACCCGCCAGCGTCGGCATGACGGCCGCCGAACTGATCGGCGAACTGTACGAGACCATCAGCGCGCTCAACCGCGACCGTGGCTGGAACCTCACCATGGTCGCGCCGGCGCGCTTCGGCGAGATCGTCATCGACCGCGAGGCCGGATGCCTGCGCGCGAAATGCGCGTGGAAGGCCAAGGATCCAAGCCAGCTCGGCCCGGAACCGGCTGGATATGTGAAGGGAGCCTGACATGGCCATAGGGGAGACCGTCATCACCATCGTCGGCAACCTCACCGCGGATCCGGAACTGAGAACCACCGGCCAGGGCGCGCAGGTCGCCAGCTTCACCATCGCAAACACCGCGCGCGTATATAACAAGCAGACCGGCCAGTACGAGGATGGGCCGGCGTTGTTCATGCGCTGCTCGGCATGGCGTGACATGGCCTCGCATTGCGCGCAGAGCCTTGCGAAGGGCATGCGCGTAATCGCGCAGGGACGCCTCCAACAGCATTCCTACCAGGCACAGGACGGCACCAACAGAACCGTCATGGAACTGCAGGTTGACGAGATCGGCCCGAGTCTGCGCTACGCCACCGCGCAGGTCAGCCGCATCAGCCGACGGCCGCAAGGTCCCGTCTACGGCAATCCCGCCGCGCAGACGCCGACCGTCAACACCGGAGCGGGCGGCTGGAGCCAACAGCCGGCGCAGACACAGCAATCCGCCCAGCCTCCGGCCGATGATCCGTGGGGCGCGCCGGCGGCCGACCAGTCATCATTCGGAGGTTTCGGCAAACCCGACACGGAACCGGATTTCTAAGGAGCAGCAATGAAAGCCAGCGAACAACAGGCGCTCATCCCGCAGGAGGCCACGCCCGACACACTCATCGACGACCTGCGCCGCAGTCTCGACATGGACGATGGCGACGTGGAGGCGACCGTCGATCCGGATACCGGCGAAATCTGAACCACCGGAAGGAGAAGAAGAGATGTGGTTTATTGTCGACGACCAGATGGCCGACGACAGGCGCATCCGCCGCCTGCCGCTCGCCACCGTGGGACTGTGGATCAAGCTGTGCATCATCCACTCCAAAGGCGTTTCGATGCAGGCCAAGGACCCGGCAGCATACCCCGGCCACTTCGACAAGCTCGATCTCAAGGACGCCGGCGGCACCATGAAGCAGCTGCAGCAGCTCATCGACTCCGGGCTTATGGAAGAGCACGATGGCGGATGGCGTCCCGTCTACGCGGAAGGCATCTGCAGGGAGCCGCGAGTGTTGACCGAAGAGCAGCGCGAGGCGCGCAGAAAGGCCGGAAGCAAGGGAGGACGCCGCAAGGCGGCCAACCAGAAAGCCAAGCAGACGTCTGGCGACTTGCCGGAAAACAGCCAAGCAAACGGAGAGCAAAACAGTAGCGAGACAGGTAGCAAACCGTCTAGCAAGTTGCTAGGGGACAGCCAAGCAAAAACATGGCATAAAACCGATACCGATACCGATATACCCTCTCCGACCCCTCCCGCCGGCAAACCGAAGCAACCCGCCACGCCGGAATCCGGCTTCGACCATTTCGCCGAAACCTATCCCGGATCCGTCGGCGCGAAAGGCCGCAAGACCGAAGTCGAAGCCAGAGCCCTGTACGCGGCCATCGCCGGAAACCCCGTCGAACTGACCCGACTCCAGACCGCGCTCCGCCGCTACAAGCGCGCCGTCAACGACGGCCAAATCCGCAGCGGCCACATCCCACGACTCAACACATGGCTCCGCGACCAATGGGAGACATGGGCGCCGGAACCCATCACACCCGCACGCCAGCACAAGCACACCTGGAACTGCGAACACGTCCACCAGCTCATGGATCCACATGAGGACGCATACGACCACACCGGCAGCCTCCGCGACGGACATCCAAGCGAATGGTGGCAGGCATGCCAGGCATGCGCCGACGAACTCAACAACCAAGAAAACAGCAAGGAGAAGCAATGAGCAGCTACCAAAGCAACCAGATCAAGCTCATCAACACGAGCCTGATCGACCCCCACCCCGACAATCCACGCAAAAACATCGGCGACGTGAACGACCTCGCCGCCAGCATCAAAACCAACGGCCTCCTCACGCCCCTCAGCGTCGTACCCAACGGCGAGCGCTACAGGGTCATCGCCGGCCACCGCAGGCTCGCCGCATGCAAACAGGCCGGAATCGTAGCCGTCCCATGCTTCGTGCTCCAGCTCGGCCCATTGCAGCAGTTGGAGGCCATGGTCACCGAGAACTGCCAGCGCGAACAGCTCACCGTGTTGGAGGAGGCTGACGCCATCCAGGGCATGCTCGACCTCGGAGCCACCACCGCCAGCGTCGCCCACCGGCTCGGCCGGAGCGCCGACTATGTGCGTGACCGCGTCAAGGCCGCCAGCATCAAGACCGAGGTCAGAGCGACCCGCGACGATTTCGGCCAGATCTCCATCGGCCAGCTCGTGGCCATAGCGCGATACGACGGCCAGCCGGACAGGCAGAAGAAGCTCGCGCAGGCGGCCGGCACCTCGAACTTCGACTACATCCTCCGCAACATCGAACGCGACGACCGCGACCGGCAATGGATCGAATCGGTCGCCGCGCTCCTCGGGGAGTCCGACAACGGCATCAACCTCATCCCCGACCCCGAAAAGCCCTACAGCGACCCGGAATGGCGCTACCTCGGCTGCATGTTCCCCTCCACCGGCACCCCCGAAGAAGTCATCGAGAAGATCCGCGAACAGAACCCCGCAGCCGTATCCATCCACACGGTCTCGCAGCAGGTCTACCTCTGGACCCGCCGCGACAAGACCGCCGACGCCGAAAAGGAAGCCCGACGAGCCGCCGAACAAGCCGAACGCGACGCCAGCCGGCACGCGCTCGAGGAATACGCCGCCGCATCAGCAGACAAGCGCATGACATGGCTCCACGCCAACCTCCACGGCATCAAACGCGACAAGCTCATCGAAACCACGGCCCGGCTCGGACTCCTGCAGATCATCGAACCCTTCCCAAACGGCTTCACCGACGCCCTCACCAGCTGGAACGAACACAGCGGCAGCCGCAAGGAATACGAGAAGATCAGCGGCATCGCCGCCGAGGACGCCCCCACGGCCGCGCGCATCAGCCTGCAGACCGCCGACTGGCCACTGGAAGCCGTGACCATCCTCGCCGCACGCATCGAATGGTTCATCGACCCGACCGACTGGACCACCGTCAACGACACCAGCAGACGCATCCCCGGCTACTACCAGATCCTCCAAGACCTCGGCTACACGCCCACCGACGACGAAACCAGCCACCTCGACCAGCTCATCGCCGCCATCACCGAAGCCGACTCCGACGAAAACGAAGAAGACGAGGAGAACAACCAATGACCAGGGAACAACTCGACAGACTCAGCCGTCTCCTCGCCGACACCGCCCAGACCGCCAGCACCATCGAACTGCGAGCGCTCGCCGACCATGGTGGGCAGATCGCTCGGTGGGCCGGTGTCGTGAGGGGTAATTGCGTGGCCTGCATGCGTCTGGTCGATGGTTTGTCGGAGGAGGTTGGCCATGAGTGAGTTCGATGATTCCAAGCGCATCGCCCTGGAACGTCAGGGGTGGCATTGCATGCGCTGCGGCGCGAACATCCACGACCCGTCCAGATGGCCTGGACGCTCCGGCCATCACCGGCAGCTGCGCCGCGCGGCGGATCCGGATGTGCGGCACAGTCCCGCCAACATCGTCGAGTTGTGTGGCAGCGGTGACACAGGATGCCACGGCTGGGTCCACCAGCATGTGGCAGAGGCGGAGCGGCTGGGATTGATCGTGCCGCTCGGCGCGGATCCTCGTGACGTTCCAGTGTTCGACTGGGAAGGCAGGTGGATGCGGCTGAACATGGACGGGACCGCCACACGTCTGACAGGTCTCGAGATCGCCCGGCTTGACATCGATGGGAGAAGAAATGACAGGTATTGAAAAAACGGACATGCTGCTGTGGATGGACGTGGAGACCACGGGGCTCGACCCGGACCATGACAGGATCCTCGAGGTGGAAATGCGTTGCACCGACATGAAAGGCGTGCTGTGCGTCGGCGGTTTCCACCGCGTCATCGGATTGGCGGAACGAAACGTCTCCATCACCGATGAGAACTTCAAGGCGTGGCGCATGCACTGCGCCAACGGACTGCTCGAGGACGCATTCGATGCCGGATATACGGAAGCGGCGACGGCGAACGGACTCGAGGAATATGTCGACAGCCTCGCGCAATCGTTCACTCTCCATCCGGCAGGCAGCAATCCGCAGTTCGACCTCGACTTCATCTGCCGCCTCTGCCCGAACCTCCCGCTGCACTACCACCGCATCGACATGGCCACCATCCGCGACAGTCTCGAAGCCGCCGGATGGGACGTGAAGCCGGAAGGGGAGACGCCTATAACCAGCGCCCACCGCACCAGCACCTGCCTCGACCGCGACATCAATCAATACGCGCACCTCATCCGCAGACTCTCCGAATACCCGGTCCGATACATCGCCACGAAAGAAGCAATGTGATGGACGCCGCCGCAGTGATCCTCCTATGCGCCGCCATCCTGATCGGCTGGATGGCCAACAGGCCATGAACCGTACCAACTATGAAAGGAACCTCGGAATGAAACAGACCATCAACCGCATCTTCAACCGCGTCGGCGACTGGTTCGCCACGCTGTTCTCCCTCGCCGCGCTGCTGCTCGTGCCGCACGCCATCATCCGGCCGATCATCGGCATCGGCCTCCACCACTGGATCCCCATCCAATGGCTCGCCCTGCACGTCATGCTCATCATCCTCACCTTCTGCGTCGCGCTCGCCGCCTACATCATTGCTGACCGCACCGCGCCGGAACCGCCGGAAACATACTGAAAGGAGCCATCATGGCAGACCAGGAGACCATTCCGATCGGTCTGGAGACGCAGAACAAGGTGGCCGAGGCCATCTACCTGCGCTGGTATCGCAACGGCCGCCGCCATCCACGCCAATGGAACGAGATGGCCATGGAGGACAAGGAGCCATGGAGGCGCGTGGCCAAGGACGCCATCAGAACGTTCTTCGACTCTCACGAGTTCCAGACGTTGCTCGACGACGTGTACGACGAAGGCTACGAGGCGGCCGAAAAGGACGCCCAGGGCAGGAACGAAGGCGTGCAGTGAGCGTCAACGTCCCACTGCACAAGTGGCGGTCGGCCGACCCGGCCATCCTGATCGGCCGCCGCTGCATCGCCCGCACGAACGACGACGTCGTCATCGACGGCCGGCTCGAACTCATCCGACATCCCGACGGCACCGCCAGCCTCCGCTTCAAAGGCATCGGGAAAGACATCATCGCCCACGATCCGAACACATGTTCCAACAGCATGAGCGACGGCATACGAAGCCTCGCCATCTACGGAAAGGAATGAAATGCACCACACAGACACCGTCAGAATCGCCACCAACCCACGCAAATGGCGCAGACCTGCGCCCTGCCCGGCATGCCGCAAGTCCCGGCCGCTCATCCTGACCCTCGGCACCATCTACAACCTCCGAACCCGCCAACCGGTCAACACCATCTACGGCTGCATCTGCCCCAACTGCCGGCACAAATGCATCCTCCACATCGACGGCAAAAACCTCAAAAAAGCCATCCGCCTCTGGAACCACCACGCCAGCCACCATCAAAGGAACGAACAATGAGAAACACCATCTGCGCCACACTTACCGCCATCACCCTCACCCTCTGCACCGCGCTCGCAGGATGCGGAAGCGCGTCGGAGCCTTCCACGCCAGCGCATGCGGTCAGGTCCGTCGACTCGCAGTGCTCCGCCGGGGCCGACGTATTCACGGAATGCGTCATCACCCTGACCGACACGAGGCAAGTGGACTGCATCGTCTACTCGACGAACGGCAAGCAGGCCGGCCTGTCCTGCGACTGGAGCCATGTGAGCGGTGCAGACAAGGAGCCACAGTGAAAATCTGGTCGCAATGCGGCGCCGTATGTATCGCACCAGAGGACGACGAGGAACGGCAGGCGTGCGAAATCGCCGTCAACGCCATACTCAGATGGTCGGCGGAACACGACAAGGAAAAGGAACAACAATGAAAGACAGTGAAGCAGACATCGCCATCGGCGTGCTCAACAAACTCATCGACCAGGAACTCGAAGCCGTCCGCGCCGCGACGAGGGACGGCAATACCCCCTTCGGCGGCTACGCCCAGACCCGACACAACGCCTTCCTCTACGCCAGGGACGAGATCAGGAAGGCGCTCGCCGCCGCCGTGGATGAAAGGGGTGCGGGGAATCCGTTCCTGCCGCAGTGTGACGAGCTGGTCACGCAGGATATGCACACCTGCGATTTGTGTGGCAGGCGGGTGTCCAGTCCGGTCTATGCCGTGCATCTTGCCTATATGGATCAGGCGAAGACCGCTTCGGAGGTGTGTGCCGACTGCATGTGGCGGATGAAGTTCCAGCCGGTGAGGGCCATTTCGTTGGACATGTACCGGCTGTTCGAAAGGTGGCTGGACGAGCAGAAGGAGACGGAGCAGTGAGTTGGAAATTTAAGGTAGTGCCGCTCACATACACGACCGACAGGGACGCATGGACGCTCACGCTGAACAACGCCGGAGCGCTCGAAAGCCTGCTTTCCGAGGGGTGGATGGTGGTGCACACCGACGTGCTGCCCGGACTCAATGGGAAAGAGTACAAGGTGCCGCCGAACACATGCTTCGAACCGTCACTGCCGCCGACGCTCGTCTACATCCTCGGCAAGGAGGCGGAATGATGCACGGCATCAGTCGTAACAAACGGCGCTCGCCGCATGCATGCCGTAGCGCGGTCGGGATATTCATCTGCGCGAGCAACGGCATAGGTCCGGCGCAATACGAGGACAGTCTGCGCAGGATAGAGCATTGCGTCATCTGCGGCAGGTGGTGGAAGCTATACGCCGCGTCCTCACATCTGACCATCTGGACCGAACTGCCCGAATGGGTGGTGTGGCTGCTGCGACACAAGACCTGGAAGACCATGCACAATCAAAAGAGGAAGGAAACGAAATGAGTGAGGAAACACTAGACCCGCCACTGCCGCCGATCGACGCGCGCACCGAAGCCGTAGCCGAACGTCTGTTCGGGCTCAAATGGGCGCTCCGCAAGGACTCCACCGAAATCATCCATGAGGAATGGCGGACCGCATCCGAATGGATCCGCGACGGATACCTGCGCCAAGCCATCGAAGTGCTCGCCGCCGCCGACCAAGCGCAACCCGCGAGCGCCGACGGATCCGATTATAAGGAGCGGATGCGCGTCGAATACCGTGAGTTGACCGCTCGTGCCGGCAGGCTCAGGGACATGCTGCAGCGGTATGCGGATGGCACGCTCGACTTCGAGCCTACCTGCCCGATCACTCTGTTGAGCAGGCAGCTCGACGTCATGGACGAATACGCGCTCATCCTCCGCAGGCGCGCCAACATCGAGCACATCAGCCTCGGCGAGCAGCGCATCGACACGGCCACCAGGGACGCCCGATGAGCGACACGTCCGACCGTATCCGCGCCGTCATCCAATACGTCACAGGCCTGCCGGCCGACCCCGCAAACGAACCAACAAAGGAGAACAAGCAATGAGCAACGACATCGACAAAAGCGTAAACCGTCTCAACGCAGCCGAAACCATCCGCCGCCAGGCCATCGCACTGCAGAAACACATCAGCGAAGCGCTCGCCGGCCTCCAAACCCTCAGCGGCAGCGAGGACATCCAGATCAGCCACGCGCTCACCATGGCCACCATCCAGGCATCCAAGGCACTCAAACAGGCGCACCTGATGCAGGACTCGGCCGACATGCTCGATCAGGCCGACCAGCGAGACGAGGAGAACAACATCAGCCGCATGCTCATCCGCAAGATCACCCAGCAAGGCGAATAAAAAGAGAGGCCCCAGCCGACCGGCCAGGAACCTCCAAGAAACCAACCACCATTCTAGCCGGAAAGCGGGAGCCATGACCAGCCAATGCCAACAATGCGGCGAACCAGCACAAACCACCCTCTGCAAAACCTGCGCCAAACACATGCGACGACAAATCACCAGCCTCGCCAAAACCATCCCCGAACTGCGAGCGCTCGCCGAACGCAAGGCCCATATCGGCGAGCGCGGTGGTGGCGTTCGTGGAGGTTCGGTCGGTCTGCCGGTGAGCGTGCATTGGTTGGAGGTGTATGAGGAGGCGGCCCGTTTGATGCTCCGCCTTGCTGGTTGCGTGGATTTGAAGTGGATGCTGCTGCCGGTCGAGGGGTGGCGGGCGGCATATCGTGCGGTGTGCAGGTCGTGGTCGCGTGTGGTGTGTTCGCCGGCTGCGGGCGAGCTGGCCGATCGGCTGGACAGGATGCTCCGTCGTATCGACAGGTTATGCACGCCTTCGGACGGCAGGGTGACCGTCGTGCAGTGTCCGGATTGTTCGGCGTCGTTGGCGGTGCCGCAGGGTATGCGTGATGGCTGGTGCCCCGAATGCGGCGAGCGCCTTGATCTGGACATGCTGGTGTCCGGCCGTGTGGATGCCGCGGGCCGGGCCGTCATGACGTGCTCGCCTGCGGAGGCGGCGGACTGGCTGACCGAC